AGCGCCGCGAGCAAGCAGCCCTGGAGTACGCCAAGAGCGTACAGGCTCGTGCTACGCAGCTCGAGCAGCAGTACATGACTGTGGACGGCGAGCGCCTGGGTGAGGCCAATGGCCGTGTTCAGACGCAAGTTGTTGCTTTAAAACAAATCATCCGCAAGGCCCGTGAAGAAGGTGACATTGACACCGAAACGGAAGCCCAGCAACGCCTGACTTCGCTCACCATGGAGCAAAGCCAGATCACTGCCGCTACTCAGCAGCGCGAGCAGCAGGTACAGCAGTGGAACTACCAGCAGCAGGTTGCTGCCCAGCAAGCTGCCCAGCAGCCCCAGGTACAAGTTCAGCAGGAAGTCGATCCACGGGTCGAGGACTGGGCCGAGCGTAACCCCTGGTACGGCCGAGATACAGCCATGACTCATGCAGCATGGGGAATCCATCGTCAGTTAATTCAAACTGAAGGATTTGACCCAAACAGCAATGAGTATTATGATGAGCTAGACAATCGCTTAAAGCAGACCTTCCCCCAGAAGTTGGGTGGGGGTCAGCAGGCGCAAACTAACAGGTCCGCCAGACTCGTGCAAACGGTGGCACCTGCATCCCGATCCTCGGGTATCAACAACGCACGCCGCACTGTCAAGTTGACCCCAAGTCAAGTTGCAATTGCCAAAAAGCTGGGTGTTCCTCTTGAGGAATATGCCAAGTACGTAAAGGAGTAAGACCATGTCAGACGTTAAAGTACCTACACTCAATCGCAGTTCTCGCGGGGCCGAATCTCGTGAGAGCGATGCGCGACGTAAACCTTGGGCTCCCCCTTCACGACTGGATGCGCCACCTCCACCTCCTGGATATAAGCACCGTTGGATTCGAGCTGAAGCCGGTGGTATTGACGACCGCACGAACATCTCTGGAAAGCTCCGCGAGGGGTATGAGTTAGTTCGTGGGGACGAGTACCCCGACTATCATGTGCCAACAGTAGAAGACGGCCGACATGCTGGTGTTATCAGCGTGGGAGGCTTACTTCTTGCACGTATCCCGATTGAGACACTGGCAGAGCGCAGCGCGTATTACCAAAGTAGAGCGAATGACCAATTACAGGCGGCGGACAACGAGTTGATGAAAGCGAATGCCCACAACAGCATGACCATTCAGCGACCCACACGTCAGTCTCGCGTTTCTTTTGGCGGCTCTAATAAGGGCTGACAAATTCAACTTTTTTAAGGAATGACAAATGGCGAATATCGACAAAGCCTTTGGTCTGCGCCCGATCGGTAACCTTTCTGCTACTGGTGCCCAGAAGCAGTACGGTTACGAGATTGAGGACAACCAAGCTGGCGCAATTTTTCAAGGTGACCTAGTTACCATCGTAGGAGGCTATGTTGTTAAATTTGCTCCGGGCACGCATGCTGCGGCCTTGGGCGTTTTAAACGGCTGCCAGTACATTGACCCCACCACCGGCAAGCCCACGTGGAAGAACTACTACCCAGGTTCTGTCAACATCACTTCTGGCAAGATCATTGCCGATGTGATTGACGATCCTAGTCAGTTGTTTCTTATCCAGGCAGACGAGGACATTGTGCAAGCTGACATTGGCAAAAACGCCGATGTCGTTGGCTCAGGCGGCAGCACCACTACAGGTGTTTCCACGATGGAACTTGACTCTTCTACTATCGCAGATACAGCAGCGCTGAATTTGAAGATTGTGGGCCTGTACAACGTCCCGGGCAACGAGTTGGGCAACTTTGCAACTGTCGTTGTAAAAATCAACGAGCATTTGTACGGTAGCTCTGGCGTCAAGGCCGTGACCTAATTTAAAGGAACTAAAAAATGGCAATCTCACGTGCACAACTGGTGAAAGAGCTTGAGCCAGGTCTCAATGCTCTGTTCGGCCTCGAGTATAAAAACTACGAGAACCAACACACCCAAATCTACTCCATCGAATCTTCTGACCGTGCGTTTGAAGAGGAAGTAATGGAATCGGGCTTCGGCGAAGCTCCTGTGAAGACCGAGGGCGCGGGCGTTTCATACGACCAAGCTCAAGAGGTCTACACTGCTCGCTACACCCACGAGACTATCGCTTTGGCGTTCTCGCTGACAGAAGAAGCTGTTGAAGATAACCTCTACGACCGCTTGTCTGCCCGCTACACCAAGGCTTTGGCTCGTTCTATGGCCCAGACCAAGCAGATCAAGGCTGCGAGTGTGCTAAACGGCGCTTTCACCACCTCTATCGGTGGCGACGGTGTTGCTTTGTGCGCAACCAATCACCCCACTCTGTCAGGTCCAAACCTGTCCAACACCTTGGCTACGGCCGCTGACTTGTCCGAGACATCCTTGGAACAAGCTCTGATCGACATTGCAGCGTTCACTGATGAGCGCGGCTTGAAGATCGCCGTTCAAGGCCTGAAGTTGATCATCCCCAAAGAGCTGATGTTTACTGCTGACCGTATCATGAAGTCCACGCTGCGCGTTGGTACTGCTGATAACGACATCAATGCCATTCGCAACATGGGCATGGTTCCTCAGGGCTACGTGGTTAACAACTTCTTGACCGATCCAGATGCGTTCTTCATTAAGACTGACGCTCCTAACGGCATGAAGATGTTTGAGCGCGTGTCTATGAAGACTGGTTTTGAAGGCGACTTCGACACCGGCAACGTCCGCTACAAGGCTCGTGAGCGCTATAGCTTTGGCTTCAGCGATCCACGTGGTTTGTTCGGCTCGCCTGGCGCAGCCTAAAGAAAGAGAAAAAGGGGCCTTGTGCCCCTTTTTCTTTTGGTGTATATTGCTTCTAATCCGGGCTTTCCGGTGTATCAAACAGTCCCGGCTGACGACATGCAGATTGATACGCCTAACTTGCATGTAAGGAAACAATCATGGCATTAACCACATTCTCCGGCCCAGTCTCTTCCCTCAACGGATTTATCACCAATATTTCCAATTCTTCCACTGGGGCCGCCGCTTTTAATGCGAACACCACTGTCGTCACGATGACGGGTGTTGGCGGCACAGGCGGACGCACCTTGTTCGAGATGGACACTAACGTCGCTTTGGGTTCGTTCTCTAACGCCCTGAAAGCCGAAGTCACTTACGGTGCTACTGGTCGCACGACTGGTCTGGGTTCAGCCTTTGTTGCTGAACTAACATTGTCTGCTGGCACTTCCTCCGGCACCTACGCTCCGGTTGAGATTGAGTTAAACCTTGGAACTGGCGCATCTACCGGTACAACATCTTCTTTGATTTATGCTTCTGTCAACGGTGATGGCAAGGCCACAATGGACACAAACGGTTACTTGTTGAACTTGGCCGGTGTGACTGTTGCTGGTGCCAAATTGGCCGCTACCGGCACGATTACCAACGTCAACGAAATTACGCACGGCCTTCGCGTGAAGATTGCTGGTAGTGACTATTACCTGCTGGCCGCTACTGCCGCTAACTTCAACGCCTAATGGCTGCGTTAGATAAGGACTACCTGTTGGGTTTGAGGAATCAGGCACTTGAGCAAAGGCAAAAGTATCTGGACCTCATCCAGCAGGCTAACGGAGCAATTGCAATGGTGGATGTCCTATTGACCGAAATCAGTCGTATGGACCCTCCCGATTCACAGGCACAGAGTACAAAAACGGAGGAATGACATGAGCAACAGCAATATCCAGGCAGTCACAAAGGCTGCCGATAGTCATGCAATTGCGGGTCGTACAAGGGTAGCGGGCATCTATTTTACAAACACGGCAGTAGCTGCGTCTTTTTCCCTGAAGAACGGCAGCAGCACTGCAGGCACGGCCCTGATAACCATTAACACCCCTGCTGCGGCCGGAGCCACTGACCTTATTCTCCCGGATATGGGCATTCTCTTTGACTCAGGGGTGTTTATTGATGTCTCTAGCTCGGAAGTTACCAGTGTAACGCTGCTCTTTTATGGTGGAGCAGCTGTGTAATGGTTGCCAAGAAAAAAGGTCCCTCTCTTTCGGTTGGTCGTGGCGAGAAATTGCCCGTCTCCAAGGGGGCGGGCTTGACTGCCAAAGGCCGTGCTAAGTACAACGCGGCAACAGGCAGCAACTTAAAGGCCCCCCAGCCCAAAGGCGGTAAACGCAAGGACTCGTTCTGCGCGCGCATGGGCGGTATGCCGGGGCCCATGAAGGATGAAAAAGGCAAGCCTACCCGTAAGGCGGCTGCTTTGGAAAGATGGAAATGCTGATGGACATTGGTTTAATCTGGTCAACTGTTTTGTCCGTTGCATTGGGTGGATTATGGTTTTTCATTCGTGAAAAATTTGACGAGCTCAAGCGGATAGACATCCTGTTGAACAAAACACGAGAGGAGATTGCCCGTGATTACGCAACTAATTCAGAAGTGCAAAGAGTTACTGACCACATTGACCAACGCTTTAATCGGCTTGAAGCAAAAATTGATCAACTTATTCAACAAGCAAAGTAAGGAACCATAATGGCAACCTCAAAATTGAAAATGGTCAAGAAAGACGGCAAATCAGTGCCAGCTTTTGCGGCCGATGGCGTTGGAAAAATGAAAAAAGGCGGCGCGGTAGGCATGCACAAGATGCCTGGCGGCAAGATGATGAAAGATTCTGACATGGGCGACAAGATGGGTCGCGCTGTTAAACGTAAAACGGCCGACGTCAAAGGCCGTGCAATGAAAAAAGGAGCTTAATATGGCTGGACGTGGAATGGGAGCCGCTACGCGCGGTGGTGGTGCTGTTGAAAGCGGCCCCGCAAACAAGATGTTGTCAGAGACTAGCAAGAGCACTGGCGTGCCTATGATGGCCAAGGGCGGCATGGCCAGCAAGGGCATGATGGCGGGCGGCATGATGTCTAAGGGTTACGCTGCAGGCGGCGCGGCCAAGAAGATGTCTAAGGGCATGATGGCGGGCGGTAAACGCGCTAAGTAATGTCATACCTCATCAGCAACATTCCGTACTTTAAGTGCTGGGTTAGACGCGAGTTTACCCACATGCACCAGAAGTACCATGGCGAGTACTTGCACGCAAATGTTATTGCGGTCAACGTCATGCCGGATCGTTGCTTGAGTTTTCAGATTGTGTTTACCGGGTGTGAAAGCCACGTAGACGGCTCTGAAAACGTGCATGGGGGAGCCATGTGGGCGCGCATGCCAATCACTGCACTGGTGGGAGATATTCCACTGGAGGAGTGGCCCGAGCGCATGCCTACCCATTTAGCGCAGCCTTGGGACTGCCCGTCGCATCATCACACAGTGATCAAGTTTGCTAGGACCAGTCCTAGCCCTTGGTTGTGCAAAATAGACGGGGAGTTTCACACAGGCAGGTACTTGTTTACCGTAGACTATACGGATAGCGAGGTAGCAGATTGCCCTGCGCAGCACAAACAAAGTCATGTTTTGGTTTTGACAGATGCTGGCAAGTGGACAGGCAATATTGTTGCTCTGCCTAATAATCGTGTCAGGGTCACAAGCCCTGCGTTCTGGCAAACAGGGGAGGGTGCTCCAGACTTCAGGCCCAGCCAGTGGACACACTGCGCAGAGCAAGATGACTCGTACATGGACGCACAGCAGACCTTTAACAACCTGTACAGCGAATGACTACCTCCGGCACAACCACATTTGACCTGTCGATTGATGACCTAATCGAAGAGTCGTTTGAGCGCTGCGGCATGAGGCCGACCAGTGGCTATCAACTCACGTCGGCACGTCGCTCGCTCAACCTGTTGTTCCTCGATTGGGCCAACCGTGGGTTGAATCTGTGGACCATTGAACAAGCCACCTTCCCGTTGACCGCTGGCGTCTACGAGATTGCTCTAGATGCTTCCGTTGTCAACGTGCTTGAAGCTGTTATTCGCCAGAATAACCAAGGTACAAACACCGACGTCTACATTGAGCGAATCAGCCGTGAAGACTGGCTCAACGTGCCTGACAAGACCACACAGGCCCGTCCTGCGCAGTTCTACGTTGAGCGTACCAATATTCCCAAGGTGTACTTTTATCCCGCTCCAGCAGCTGGATACACCTTTGTGTATTACCGCATTCGTCGCATCCAGGACGCCGGTGCCTACACAAATACTTCTGATGTCAACTTCCGGTTTTTACCGTGCCTGGCATCGGGCCTAGCGTATTACTTATCGCTCAAGTTCGCTGCTGACCGAGCAGGGGCTTTGAAAGCGATCTACGAGGAAGACTTCCAGCGCGCTGCCCTGGAGGATCGCGACACCGCAAGCGTGCAGTTCGTACCGGACCTGGGGGTATGACATGGCATTTGCAACAGGCATACACTCCTACGGACTGTGCGACTACTGCGGGCAGCGGTACAAGTACAACAACCTGCGCAAGAACTGGCGCGGGTTCATGGTGTGTCCCGACGACTACGAGCCAAAAGAGCCCCAGCTCGAACCCCTCCGTTACAACGGGGACGCTATTGCACTGCGCGATCCGCGTCCCGATCGCATTGAGCCTGTGTCCGTCTTCGTGGGCGCACCAGGCTTTACGGCGTTTCAGAGCTTCGGCAGCGTTCGAGGGGGCACTAACATGCAGCCATACATCCAGGACCAAGCGCTTATTGCGCAAGGCGTTGTTGGCTCAGTGACTGTGAGTATCACATGACCTACGACGAACTTGTCACCAACATCCGAAACTACACTGAGGTGAACAGTAATGTGTTCACGCCAGCGGTAATCAACACATTCATCACCATGGCGGAGAACCAGATTCTTCGCGAGATTGACCTGGATGTGTTCAAGCTCGAGGTAACAGGCAGCATGACTCAGGGCAACAAGTTCCTGACTGCGCCTACTGACCTTTTGACGCACCGTTACATGATCCTGACGCCCGCCAGTGGCGATCAGTTGTTCTTGGATTTTAGGGACACGTCCTTCATGAAAGAATATTGGGCCAACGGTAGCACGCAAGGCACGCCCAAGTACTATGCCGTGTGGGACCAGAACACCTTTTACATTGCACCTACGCCAAATCAAAGTTATAGCGTGGAGCTGGGTTATATTTATCGTCCCACGCAGCTGTCGTCGGCCAATCCGACCACTTGGATCAGTAATAATGCACCTGAGGCGCTGCTCTATGCGTGCTTGATTCAAGCCTACAGCTACACAAAAGGACCTGCTGAAATGATGCAGTACTTCCGTGGGGCGTACAAAGAGGCCATCCAAGGTCTGGGCGCAGAGCAGCAGGGCCGTCGCCGCCGTGACGAGTATCGTGACGGTATGCTTCGTATTCCACTTAAATCGGATTCACCTGGACCATGATCACAGCACCCGCCCCCGTACATGTAGGCAGCGTCTTTGTCGAAACCACGCAAAAGCGCGGTTGGACGTCCGAAGAGCTGGCTGCGCGCGCTGCAGACAAAATTATTTATGTGGGTGATCAGTCGCACCCAGCAGTGCAGGCCCAGGCAAGAGCTTTCAAAGATAGCGTCAAGCAAGTCGTGGCGTTTTACCTGAGAGAGGCGGTTGAACAGGACCGAGCAACTATCGCCCTGCGCCTGCGCGAGGCAGGTCACCCCGACTTGGTTCATTTGTTAGGAGATTAAAAATGGCATTTTCAGGAAATTTCATGTGCACCAGCTTCAAAGTGGAGCTGATGAAAGGTGTACACAACTTTACAACCGGCACGGGCAATACGTTCAAGCTGGCTTTGTATGACAACAGTGCCTCGTTCACTGCTGCAACGACCGCCTATACGGCCTCCAATGAGGTGACCGCTTCAGGCTCGTATTCAGCGGGTGGCGGCTCGCTCACCAACGTCACACCAACGTCTACGGGAACCACCGCGTTCACGGACTTTGCTGACTTGTCGTTTACAAGTGCCACTATTACGGCCTATGGCGCGTTGATTTACAACGACACAGCTGCGGGCGACCCCTCTGTTTGCGTTTTGGATTTTGGCGGTGCAAAAACGTCCACCAGTGGCACGTTCACCATTATCTTCCCAACAAACGATTCCACCAACGCCATCATCCGCATTGCTTGATGAGGAGCGCATGTGGCTGATGTCGTTGTTGCCTTCCAAGGCTGGAATGCATCCGGCGTAGGCTGGGGCGAACAGCCCTGGGGGGAAGGTGTTCTTGACATTAAAGCCACTGGAGCCGTAGGCTCTGTGGATGTGACCGCTGACGCGGTCGTTTTAGTTTCTGGGGTAGGCGCAACGGCCTTTTTAGGCCAGATTACCGTCACCGGCAACGCTGATGTCAGTGTTACGGGAGTAAGTGCTACGGGCCAGGTTGGCCAGATCACTATGACGGGTGACGCCAACGTCACGCTTACAGGGGTTCAGGGCACGATGGCCCTGGGCAACGTCACGGTAACCGCCAACGCTGATGTGCCTGTCACGGGCGTGCAGGCCACGGGCCAGGTAGGCACTGTTGATCATACGGCGGATGCCAATGTGTCCGTCACCGGTGTTGCCGGCACGATGGCCGTTGGCTCGGTATCCGTTCAGGGAACAGCAAATGTCCCTGTTACAGGGCTGCAGGCCACGGGATCAGTGGGCAGTGTTACGGTAGCCGCCAATGCGGATGTATTTGTTACTGGCGTGTCTGCACAAGGACAGGTCGGAAATGTGCTTGTTTGGGGTGTAGTAGATGACAATCAGACTCCCAACTGGCAAAATGTGATTAGCGGGAACACAGTGACTTGGGTTCAAGTCCTAACGTAAAGGAAATAACATGGCAAGCACCTATTCAAGTAACCTCAAGATTGAGCTGATGGGCACCGGTGAGAACGCAGGAACTTGGGGCAACATCACAAATACCAACTTGGGTACAGCCTATGAGCAGGCCGTCATTGGTCTGGGCAATCCTGACTACACGTCTGATGCCAACCTGACCATTACCCTCACCGACAGCAACGCGGCCCAAGCTGCGCGTGCCTTGGTCCTTAATGTGACCTCCGTGTTTGGTTCGCTCACGCAGACGCGCGAGCTGATAGTTCCTACCATCCAGAAGCAGTACATTGTTCAGAACAACACGACCGGTGGCCAAAGCATTACGGTTAAGACCTCTGGCGGCACTGGTATCACTGTTCCAAACGGCCGCAAGGCGCACTTGTATGTGGACGGCACGAACGTCATCCAGATGTTTGACTTTGTCGACATCAATGGCGGCACGATCGACGGTGCAACTGTGGGAGCTGCTTCAGCTTCTACCGGTGCGTTTACTTCCCTGACCGCCTCTGGCGCGACCACTTTGAACGGTGCGGTTGCCCTGGGCGACGCCTCTGGTGACTTGATCACTGTGCCTGGCACTGTGAACAGCAACTTGCTGTTTACCGACGCAACGTATGATATTGGCGCTTCTGGCGCGACGCGTCCTCGCGATCTGTTCTTGTCCCGCAACCTGACGGTTGGCGGCACGTTGACGCTTGCTGGTGGTGTGAACTTAAATGGCAACGTGACCGTAGGCGACAGCTCTGCTGACACGCTGACCATCAACAGCACGATTACCAGCAACCTGATCTTCACCGACAACACCTACGACATTGGTGCCTCTGGTGCAACACGTCCTCGCAGCTTGTTCCTGGCGGGCAACATCACCGCTGCCGGCAATCAGACGCTGACCGGCGCGTTGACCGTGGACAGCACGACTGACTCCAGCAGCACGACCACCGGCTCGATCCAAACGGACGGTGGCGTTGGTATTGCCAAGGCCTTGTTTGTGGGCACCACTGCAAACATTGCAGGAGCTGTAACGCTTACAGGCGGCACGGCTAATGGCGTGTTGTATTTGAATGGAAGTAAGGTTGCCACGAGTGGCTCTGCGCTTACCTATGATGGTGTTGTCGAGTTTAAAAATATAAATACTACAGAATCTGCAGTAACAGCCCAGGAAAACGGCACTGGCTTTTACACTCAACTTTATACAAATACATCTACGAGTATTTTAATTGCTGGAAAACAAGGCGGTGGTGCAACTCAACCATTAGCTTTTTATACTAATGGCGCAGAACAAATGCGCCTCAACTCAACAGGGTTAGGTATTGGTACAAATAATCCTGTAGCTAAACTAGATGTTCAAGCAACTACTGGAACATTTAGACTTGCATCATCAACTGGTACTAATGCGGCTTATCTATACGCAACAAATACAGGCGGTGATTTTTACTTTGGTAGAGACAACAGCACAGGCGCAACCTTTAGTACAGGTTCAGCATATTCGGCAGTTTTGTATTCTGCTGGTGCATACCCAATGGTGTTCTTTACGAATGCGGCGGAAAAAATGCGCCTTGATGCCTCGGGCAATCTGGGTATTGGTACAAACAATCCTCAGAATACGTTAGATGTGCGTGGTGGAGCAACTGTTGCAACTTCTACTGGAGCAGGCACAGTAACTATTGGAACTTCATCTGGTCGTGCTCAATACCAATATGTGGCTTTGGGTGGACAAGTGGGAGGTACTGATTACGGGTGGCAAGTTGGTCGTAGTTCACAAGGTGGTGTTGTTCCAGACGGCTTCTACATTTATGACATCAAAGGCAACGCCACTCGGTTGGTTATTGATTTGTCAGGCAATGTAGGTATTGGAACAACAGGCCCCAACGCAAAATTAACAGTCTGGACTCCATCAACCACAGGTCTGCAAACTGCGCTAAGACTAAACAACCCGTTTGGTTTTGATAATGTAAACACAGGCGCTCAAATTGTTTTCTCTCAGGATCGGACAACCGCAGAAGATATACCACAAGGCATTATTGCCGTAGGTCAAGGTAATGCGGGTACATCAGCCGAGTCTTTTATGGCTTTCTATACTAATAGTACGGGAGTAACAGAAAAGGCGCGTATTACAAGTGTTGGTCGACTACTTGTTGGCACAACTTCTACTGGGACGGGAGCAAAAATTTACGCTGGTGGTGGTGGTGGTTTTTACATGGAGCAAGCAGGTAACGGAGGTACTGGCTCTCCATACCAAGATAGAGGCTATTTGTATGGCCCTAACGATGTCAATGTTTTCGCAGGTATTCGCTTTACAAATGAATACCTTGGAAACGTCAATACAGGGATGCAGTTTTGGGTAACTAACGGCGCGGTGGGAAGTGCAACAGAAGCGGGTCGTTTTATTCCTACTGGCTACTTTAAAGCAAGCAATACAGCAACATACGCTGATGCGGCTGGCCTTTACCATGAGTTTAGGGGTAACTCTGCAAATAGTTATGTTGTAATTGTTGGTTGCACTAATGCCACGCCTCTTTCTGAATACATTCAAGATTGGCGTTTTACAGCGGCATCGCCTAATGACGGAAACGCAAGGTTTTGGAATTGCGAAGATTCAACTGCTAACAGAGGATATATGCGTTCTAATGGTGGTTTATCAAACTACCAAGCAAATGACACAAACTTGTCAGACCGCAGAGAGAAAACAAACTTTGCACCTGCGGGTTCTTACCTTGACAAGATTTGTGCAATCCCTGTTCAGACATTTAACTACATTGACCAAAACTTTGAAACAGATGATGGTCTGACATTGGGCGTGGTTGCTCAAGATGTTCAAGCCGTTGCGCCTGAGTTGGTATCCGAAAGCAATTGGGGAACTAAAGAAGAACCAAAGATGCGTTTGTCAATCTACCAAACCGATTTGCAATATGCGCTGATGAAGTGCATCCAAGAACAACAAGCAATCATTGAATCCCTCAAGGCACGTTTGGATGCCGCTAATCTTTAATCACTGAAAGGTAAAAATCATGTCAGCAACTATCACTTGGGTCATCGAATGGATGCAAACCACTCCTACGACCGCAACCCCTCCTGAAACTGTCATCACAGCAGGTTGGCGTTGTAACGGTTCACAAGCGTCTACCGACCCGCAAATACCCTATACCGCAACCAGCTATGGCTCGGCATCTTTCCCAGCCCCTGAAGGCACGTTCACTCCCTATGACCAACTCACACAACAACAAGTCTTGGGTTGGGTATGGGCAAATGGTGTTGACCAGACTGCTGTGGAAGCAAGTGTGCAAGCAAACATTGACGCACAAATTAATCCGCCAATAATCCAACCACCTTTGCCTTGGGCTACTCCTGCGGCATAATTGTTATGGGGTTATCGCTGCTGCCCCTTTTTCAGCGGCGCTTTGGAGTTAAAAATGAACGACCAAAAAGTTGAAGTATCCCTGTCCCTTGCAAACGCTATTCTTCAGTACCTGGGGAAGAAGCCTTTCGAGGAAGTGTTCCAAATTGTGAACGCCATCCACGAGCAAGTGACGCCGCAAATCAAGGTTCCCGATGAAGCTGCAAAGCCCGTCACGGACGCTGCCTGACGGCGGCATCGAGCCCGCACACGCCGTGGAAGTTCTCTGCGGTGCGTGCGGCTACGACCTGGATCAGTCCGAAATCGACGCAGACACCTGCGCCGATTGCGGGCAACCACTGAACTTGCAACAGTCAGTGGCGATCGAGATCACGACGGTCCCTGCCGCATCGGGAGCAACTATGTGAAGTAGCGGACATGGACAAGCTAACACCTGACAGCACGGTAGACAAAGTACTTGCCTACGTCAACAGTCCTTTCCGCTTGTTTGCGCTTGTCCTAATGGCTGTGCTGGCCTTTGCAGGGTACTTCCTATGGACAAACCAAGAGTTTTTGCTTGGTGCGTACAAGGAGGCACAAAAGCAGCCTAGCATTGCCAAAGACCGTGTTGAAGACGCAGCAGCGCATTTGTTCAAAAACACCAACGCCACGATTGTGGCGGTGTTTAAAGTTAACCCCATGTTTGGAACACGCACCTTGCATCGTGCTTATGCCAAAGATGGCAGAGACAAGACCAATGATGGGCTGGACGTTGGCTTGTTTACACAAAATGCAAGCAACAACGCGGATGTCGTCAGGTTGATGGCAAACGAAATTCCTTGCGGCCCGTACTTGACAGCGCAATCCGAGATGGGCCTGTGGTACATCAGTAAGGGTGTAACTTTTACCTGTAGAGTCAGCGTGCCGCCAGAGCCAAGCCGTTTTGTCGGACAGATTACTGTGGGCTGGGACAAGGAGCCCCTAGATATGGAAGCGGCTCGAACGATGCTCAGTATTGCAGCGTCCATGCTATCAAGGAGCAAAGAGTAATGGCACAGTTTGAACCAGCATTTGAGCAGATGATGCGCGATGAGGGAGGCTACGTCCTTCATGAAATTCCTGGCGACACGGGAGGCATGACTTACGCAGGTATTGCCCGTAACAAGAATCCACAGTGGCCTGGTTGGGCACTTGTGGACAAGAAAGAATTCGGTGGCTCTTTGACCCCCATGGTGCGTGAGTTTTACCGCATTGAGTTCTGGGACAAAATGCGCGGCAACGAAATTACCAACCAAGAAGTCGCAAATTCTATTTTTAATTTCGGCGTCAATGCAGGCATGGGCATGGCCGTGAAGCTGGCTCAGTTGGTTGTTGGAGCCACACCTGACGGTGGTATTGGGGCCAAAACGGTCGAAAAACTTAACCAGGTCACGGATGGACAGCGTTTTAAAGAATCCTACGCTTTGGCAAAGATTGCCCGATACGTTGAGATTTGCAACAAAAATCCCGTGCAGGTTAAATTCCTCAAGGGCTGGATTAACCGCACTTTGAAAGGCCTGGCATGAGCTTACTGGCTGTTGGATCAATTATTGAGGCCGTGGGCAAAGTCGCAGGAGACTTGATTACCACTGACAAAGAGCGCCTGGAAATGGCGCTTGAAGAGCGCAAACTTGACCTTGAAGAGAAACGCATTGACCAAGCTACCGATCTTGCCCAAATTGACGTCAATAAAATAGAAGCCGCGTCCTCTAGCGTGTTTGTCAGCGGCTGGCGTCCCGCCATTGGCTGGATCGGTGTAGCAGCCATGGCTTACCAGTTCTTGCTCTATCCGCTGTTTCAATGGGCGTGGAAATATTTGCAGGCAATGGGCTGGGTCCCTGTGGGCATGGACCCTCCTCCTGTACTTGAAGCAGACCAGCTCTGGGTAATTTTGTCTGGCATTTTGGGAATTGCTGGCATGCGATCTTTTGAGAAAACTAAAGGCGTAGCCTCCAAGTGAGCCAAAGTTTCTTTTTTTTGAGTTAAGTGCGAAAATGCCACATACCACAAAACTTCTTTGATTGGAGCCTCGTATGAAAACCACGCCTGTTTGGGACAAAAAACGCCCTAAAAGCATTGGAAAACCCAAGGCTTTGACGCCTGCAAAGAAGTCTGCTGCGAAAGCTGCTGCCAAGAAAGCAGGCCGCCCATACCCTAATCTTGTTGACAACATGCGTGCAGCAAAGGGCTAAAAATGGCCCTCCTGCGACTCTTCCTCAAACCCGGCATTGACAAGCAGAACACCGAATACGGCGCTGAAGGCGGCTGGGTGGACGGTGACTACATCCGCTTTCGCTACGGCCTGCCAGAGAAGATGGGCGGGTGGACAGAGTTCGGCAACACCCTGGTCAACTTTGTTGGCTCGGCCAGCGAGATATTTGCTTGGAATGGGCTTGACGGCGTACCCTACGCGGCCCTCGGAACAAACCGCAAGGTCTATGCTTTCTATGGTGGCGCGTGGGCCGACATCACCCCAATTCGGGCCACTGGGGCATGTACCTTTACCACCACCAACGGCAGTGCCACAGTGGTTGTCAACGACGCAGCCCACGGGGCAGTTGAAGGCGACTTTGTTACTTTTAGCGCCGTCTCAGGCGACCCAGGCGGTATCACCAATGCCAGCCTTACAAACGAGTTTGAGATTCAAGAGGTATTGAGCAGTGGCACATACACCATCGTCTCCCCCACTCCAGCCACCTCCACGGTAGCGACGGCCGGTGCGGCCACAGCGGCCTATCAGATCAACGTCGGAAGTGACATCAGCTTTGTAGACTTTGGTTGGGGCACAGGTACTTGGGGCTTGAGCACGTGGGGAACGCCACGGCCGGCGTCTTCAGGCCTGTCGTTGCTTGCCAGGGTCTGGCAGTTTGATAACTTTGGTGAGAATTTAATCTTGCAGCAGGCGGATGGCGGCATTTACGAATGGGCTCCAAGCTCGGGCCTCGGAACGCGGGCCACGGCCATCTCAGGCGCGCCCACCAAGTCCAAGTATGCGCTGGTGTCTACGCCAGACAGGCACCTGGTGTGCTTTGGCACGGAGTCCACGCTGGGTGACCCGACAAGCCAGGACCCGATGTTCGTGCGCTTTTCTTCGCAAGAGGACATCAACGACTTTGTGGCCACTGCAACGAACACGGCCGGCGGACAACGGCTCACGGACGGCAACGAGATTATCTCGGCCCTGCGCTCACGTGGTCAGATTTTGATTTGGACAGATACGTCTATTCATGGCCAGCAGTACCTTGGGCCACCCTACACCTTTGGCTTTCAGCAGCTGGGTGCCAACTGCGGCATCATCGCGCCCCACGCGTCTGCTGACGTGAACGGCGTGGCGTATTGGATGAGCAAGGACGCGTTCTTCGTGTTTGATGGTACGGTCAAGAAGATTCCTTGCACTGTGCAGGACTACGTTTTTGAAGACTTGAACATTGCACAGGCCACTGCTGTGAACGTAGGCATTAACACTCAGTTCAACGAGGTAACGTGGTTTTATCCGTCCCTCAGCAGTAACTACGTCAACCGTTTTGTAACGTACAACTACATGGAAAACGTCTGGTCAGTGGGCAGCATGGCCCGCACGGCCTGGACCGATATTGGCACGTTTGAGAAGCCCTTGGCCACGGAGTATGACCCCCTGGACAATGAAGCCACCATTACCACAATTTATGGTCTCACAGCAGGCCGCAGCCACTTGTACAACCAAGAGGACGGTGTGGACGCCAACGGCGTGGCAATTGACGCCTACATATATTCAGGCTACTTTGACCTTGGCGACGGGGATCAGATGCTGCTGATGCAAAAGTTCATCCCTGACTTTAAGCGTCAAGTAGGAGAGTTGATAGTGCGGCTGCTTTTGCGTCCCTATCCACAGGCTTCTGCAACGCCAAGCTCCTTGGACCCTTATCCAATTACTCCTACCACACAGTTTGTAAGCACGCGCGCACGCGGGCGGCAGATTCAGTTGCGCATTGAGAGCGACGAGCTGGGTGGATGGTGGCGTTATGGCACGTTGCGCGTTGACGTTCAACCGGACGGCTTGCGATGAGCAAGATCAACAACGTCCGCCTGCCCAACGCGAGCACTGGCGGGTACGACCCGCAACAGTTCAACCAGCTGGTGCGTTCGCTTGAGCAGGTAATCTTTCAGCTTAACAACACCTACACGCCTGTCACAAGCGAGAACACTGCTGGCGCTGCAACGTGGATGGCCATGGGCAGCGGAGCGGGAGGCGGGTTTGCTGGTGGTATCCGTGGGTTCCAGAACAGCAACGGCATCATCTTGCCCCAGGCAATGATGATCTCGGACCAGGACCAGACAAACGCCAGCATCACAGGTGAGAATCTGCTTACGTTTGCTCCTGCGTTCTCCAACGGTATCAGCGTGGTAAGCGGCTCACGGATCAAGGTTCCTTGTGCAGGCCAGTACCTGGTGACATTTACCTTGCAGGTAACAAACCGCAGCAATACAGCAGGTGAGTTTGAAGTGTGGGCTAAGGACACCGGTGTCAACTATCCCTTGAGCAACACACGCTTTGATGTGCCTGCTCGTAAAACCGCCACCATTTGGTCCCACATAGTTCCAGCGATTACTGGTATTTTCACTGTAGATGATCCCACCAACGATTATTTAGAAGTTGCCTGGTGGTCAGACAACATTGACATCTATTTGGAGCACTATGCCGCTGGCACGAGTCCCACGCGCCCTGCCATTCCGTCAGTGATTCTCACCATCAACTTTGTATCGGCGAACTGATTATGGCAAACAAGTACCTGCGCAAATACCTCACTCCAGCAGCTGCGACTGAGACAACGATTTACACAGCGCCTGCTGCAAATACGGGTGTTTTGTCCTCTTTGCGGGTGACAAACAGAAACGCTTCTACCACCGCTTTGACGGTCAACGTCTATCCGACTGGCGGGGCTACTGCATATTGTTTGTTGAAGACCTATTCATTGCCCACGAACCAGACTTTGGATGTTTTAAGCGGTGTGCCCTGTGTGCTGGAGGCAGCGGACGTGATTAAAGTCCTCAGTTCGATGGCGACAGTTGACTTTTACTTGTCCTATTTAGAGATAGACAGATCGTAATGAGTGGACAAAACTTGATCTTTTGTTGGATAATTACAGCCATTAACGCGTCCTTTCCCGGCGCGCGGCCCGTGAGGCCTTTGGCAAAAACTGGAAAGGACTATCATGGCAACTGAAGGAATCATGGCCTTGCCTCAAGGCATGGGCATGCAGGGCGAACAAGCCCAACAAGAACAACCGACCGTCACGAGCGCTGACTCCTACGACGCCGCGATGACCGCCCTTGGCATGGTCAATCCAGGCGAGGACGTTGCGTTAAAAGAGGCCATTCGCCAAAACATTGGTGACCTTCAGCTCACGCCTGCGCAGCTTGATGTGCTCATTCAGGTTTTTGAATACGTCAGCCAAAACCCTGGCGACTACAAGAACCTCTTGCAGAAGATGATTGAAGGCGGTGCCCTTGATGAAGGGGACATGCCAGAAGAATACGATCCTGAGTTCATTGGCTCGATGCTCGCGGTGCTGCAAGAGATGCGGCAGATGCAGGGCGCTGGTGCGCAAGAGCCCATGGTAGACATGGGCCCTGTTGTTGAAGGTCTGCAGCCCATGGGCATGGCCTCTGGTGGCTTGGCCGATGTTGGCCAATACCTTGCAGCCAAAGGCCGTGGTGGTGACAGTATCCTGGCACACATTACTCCTGAAGAAGCTCAAATGCTCAGAAGCCGTGGCGGCTCTGGCACGATTAACCCTGCTACAGGCCTGCCTGAGTTCAAAGGTGGACCTCTTGGGGGCATCGTAAATGCCGTCAAGGGCGTCGTCAAAGGTGTTGTGAACGTCGTCAAAGACGTGCTGAAGTCACCCGTTGGGCGCATCTTGGGCACCATTGCGTTGGCAGCGGTCCTCGGTCCAGCAGGCGTGGGCCTTTCAATGGGCACTGCAGCAGGTCTCGCGGGCGCGGGCACGACGCTCATGGCCGGCGGATCAATCAAGGAAGCCTTGATCTCTGGCGCGATGGGCTACATCGGCGGCGGCGGCACAATCATGGGCACAAGCCCATTATCCGCAGTTGGTGGTTACTTACCTGGCGCAGCTGGTAGCGCCTTGAATACAGGTCTTGCAACAGGCGTGATTGGCGCAGGTATTGGCAAGCTGGGTGGCATGAGCACTCAAGACGCCTTAAGAATGGGCCTGATGTCTGGTGCATCGTCAGCCGCGCTTCAAGGTCTCAAGAACAACACAACCATGATGAACGAGCCGGTCTCGCTTGAGTCTGGTAATCAGCCTCCTGCCGCCCCGTTGCCTGGTGAACCGGGCAGCAATGTTCT